TCCTTGACAAGTTTACTAGAATTTAGTATAATATTTATATTGAAATTAAGGTTACTAACAGCAAACCAATATCGCTCTGCTAAAGCCGTGGTTGCTGGTTCGAGTCCAGCCCCTCCCAACATTATGGGAGGGTAGCTCAAGAGGAAGAGCACGTAAAACAGTAACCTGTAACTAGAAGGAGTATGTCATGCATTCAACACAAGAAAGCGTATTAGCTTTAGCTGCAAAACTACATGATGAAGTAGAAGCAGGTCTTCTACTTTCCAAAATAACTCTTTCTAGTGAAGAATCTGATATTTTATTTGAGTTTCTTCTTGGACTGATTGATAAAAAAGCAGGTTATCCAGATTATAAAACTCATATGTGACCCACTGCTTAAGGCTTATAGAAGTTCAGGCAGTACCAGCGTAGTCAAAACCGTCAAATTTTATTGTCATTAAGCCATAATTATTATTTATAGCTTAATGACAATAAACAATATTTATATGCGTAGCTTAATTTGAACTGGGTTCAAACTAGCCTCCAAAACTAGCAGCAAGGGGTTCGATTCCTCACGCATATGCCAATTTAAGGGAGTAGTCAGCTGTTGCGCAACAGCTTGGCGGGCGTACATGGTAGTACAGCGCAGCCTAATAGGTTCGAATCCTACACTCCCTTTTTGCCTTCTAAGCTAACCTAGTGGAAGCGTCAGTTTGAAGAACTGAAGGGCTCCGAGCGTAACGGAGAGAAGGCACCACGGCCTCATAGTTTAACTGGTAAAAATACAGGACTGTCACTCCTGAGAACCGAGTTCAAGTCTCGGTGGGGTCGCCAAAATAAAGTTCTTGACTTTTCTTCTCAATTTTAGTATAATATTTATATTGAGATTGGGAAAGACTTTAAACAAATCAGTGACTAGAGAATGTAGAAAGGCGTCTAGTTGATGCTCTAGCCTGAGAGATTGATCACTCTCTGAACTATGCAGCTGTGCAACAGTACCGATCCGGACACGTACTGGTTTAAAGTCTTCCCTAATTTCAATATAGTTTCCCTCGATAATTGCGAATATTCAAATCAATTATCGCTTGTGTGTGACCAGAGAACCTCGGAAGGAGCGTCTGGTTAATGGACTAGCTTAGTGGAGTTGCTCCCACTTGAACTACTACAGCACGTATGGGTAAGTAATCTGCAGATTGCTTATAGGGATTAATTTTTGCTGCGGTGGACTAACGGTTAGGTCATCAGTCTTTCACACTGATAATCGGGGTTCAATTCCCCGTCGCAGTACCATTTAAATTTACTGGCGCATTGAGGGCATTTATACAACCAGAGTCGATAGGTAGATTTAGCTTACTGACGAGTAAGTATATCTATGCGAGGGCCTGAGGGACAAAGTGAGCGACCTGAACGCCAGTAATTAAATTTATGGGGGATGATACTAGTGTTTATCCACTAGCCCCCGCCAGTGTATCGACCCCGTACCCTGTCCAAATCACCACTAGAGCACAGCGACATGATGACTGTCGTTAGAGTTAGGTTGGGCGGCTAGCAGAAGTTGTGGTGGCTTCTAAGTGTAAAGTATCGGGTCGGTCTTAAATTTAGCTAGCGAACAGGTGTTCGGCGAACTTTCATAAGGTTTGCTCGCTCGGCTCGATACCGAGGCTAGCTACCAAATACCGCTATGCAATCTGTTAATATAGATTAGCTATACACTTGGAGACCCTGGGATGACAGTGTATAGTCTAGGAGAGTTACCTAGTGGCGGTTACACTTTTTAGTCTGCGCTAAGAGACAGTAAAACTGTTTGTTGCATAGAAGGAATCTATAAGATCTGAGGCGAAGTACCTCAGTGAAGGGTACGATTATTGCGGAAGTCATTGGTATGGAGCCGAGTCTCATAAGCTCAGCGTAGAGGGTTCGATTCCCTCTTCCGCTACCAAAGTATAAGTGGAGGGAGTCCTCGGTCGGGAGTCTCTTAAATGAACCATCCTTTAGCGGTCGTCCACTATAGTTAAGTAAGGGCTCGGTAGTGTTAAGGGATAGCTCGTCCCCCTTAAAACGGGGAAGATGTCGGTTCGAATCCGACCTGGGCACTTACTTTTGAATATTTGCCGGTTTAGTTTAGGGGGAGAACGATTAATGAAAAGGAACAAATTAATGGACAGTATTAAGCCCCCTCTCGGTATCATGCCTCGCTGGATTCATGATCAAAAACGTTTACATGCTCTTTATGAAGCTATGGAACGCTATAAAGAACGACATTTTCCAATCCCCAAAGAATGGGAAAATGAATATCAGGAGTTATTCCAAAAGGTAGAGCTCTACATTTTGAAAATTTGCCGGTTTAGTTCAGGGAAAGAACGTCTGCCTTACAAGCAGAATGTCGGTGGTTTGAATCCATCAACCGGTACCATTTAAAAAGGATGGCTAGTTAAGCGAGTGCGTGGCCCGACTCGATGAAACAAGCACTCCGATTAACAGTAAACAAAAGAAATAATTTTTAGGGGATTGGTGAAATGGAATCACACTTGACTTTGACTCAAGTAGTATCAGTTCGACTCTGGTATCCCCCGCCAATAAAGGAATCGTATGTCTATTCTGTCTGATGCATTTGAAGGTATCTTAAAAGACAAAAATGATGAGATCACAGCCTTAAAGAAGGAAGTGGAGATTTTAGAAGAGCTTTTAGCTGAGCGTACTACAGAATTATACAGGCTAAACGATAAATATATTAGAGAAAAATACGAATTTATGGGGTATTACTAATGTCTGAGTTTATAGTTACTAATGCTAAACACGTAGTGTTTATGGAGTATACGCATAGTCAGATTTCTTATGCGATGAACCCTGCCGAAGCTCTGCAATTAGCATATGATTTGCAGAAAGCAGCTAACGAAGTAATTAAATTAAGAGACTTAGATAATGAATATTAACAACCTAAAAGGTATTTATCAAGCAGCGTATTTAGACGGTCTATCAGATACTATAGCTTATGAGAATCCTTATGATTTCTTTGATGAGTATGAAAAACATTATAATTATTGTATAGGGTTTCAAGCAGGTAGACATGAATTAAAATTAACATATTGTATGATTTTTTAATGGAGAGTAAACTAAAGAGGATTTAGGACTGCCTGCTAAGCAGATCGTTCAGTAACCTGGATGCGTTTCGAGTACGCTGCTCTCCTCCATGTGTCGTAAGGCAAGGTGGAAAGCCGCTCGGTTGTGGCCCGAGTGTTGGTCGGTTCGAGTCCGACACGACACCCCAAAATATAAGGCAGTAGTTATGAGGCACTCATTTTATACTTGTGATAACTGTGGAGAGGCTTTCTCAGATTACTGTGAAGGATATGAGTGGTGCGAAAGTTGTGGCTCTATTATATGTCCTCAGTGTTCAGAAGATTTTTATTGTGATTTTATACAAGATCCAGAAGAAGGTTATGTAATAGAGTGTCCTTTATGTGATCAGTTTAGACATATGACAGAAAATTATAGATATTAGATTTGCCCCCGTAGTTGAATTGGAGCAACAAGAGACTTCTAATCTCTATTATGCAGGTTCGAACCCTGTCGGGGGTTCCAAGTAGTAAGAGGCCGCCATGACTAAAGTAATAGTTCTAAATGCAGATATGACAATACTAGGTACTACCACCTATCGTAGAGCTATTAAACTAATAGTTAAGGGTAGGGCAGAAGCGGTATTAGATTCAGAAAAGCGAATCCACCCAGATATGGTAATCCCTTTAGTAATTAGGCTAATAAAAGCTATTCGTAGCTTATGGAAAAAAGAAGTGCCTTGGTCTAAAGGAAACGTAGCTACTAGAGACGGATATAAATGTCAATATTGTGGTACTAAATTACATAAAAATCAAGCTACTATAGACCATGTTATACCTAGAGCACAAGGAGGTAAAAATGGTTGGATGAATACAGTATGTGCTTGTTTTGATTGTAATAACAAAAAAGAAGATAGAACTCCAAGTCAAGCTAAAATGTCTTTAAGGAGACAACCGTTCAAACCTAGTATTATGGAATTTCTTATGATGAAAATAAAACTAGACGGTTTAGAAGATATTTTAAAAGATCTTGGAGTGTATTAGTAAACTGTATTTAGAGGAGAAATAATGCTTTTTAAAATTACTAGATATTATTTGAAAGGTAGATATAAAGGGCAGGAAAGATCAAATACTATGACATTTAGTTCTCAAAAAGCTGCTGATGAGTGGGCAGAGCAAATGTCTTATGACCTTAGAAACCCTTTTATAGTTATAGAAACTACCCCAACTAGTAGGTTTAATGAGGTTCATCACAGTTATTAATTATAACCAGGTCAAAAATTTTTCTTGACAATGAACCTCATAACAGTTATAATATAAATATTAATACTCGATAAATATGAGGTATTGTCATGAAAATACGTATACCAGTAGCAAAGTCTACTAAGATTTTTAAAGATAAATCTAAGTATTCTAGAAAAGAAAAACATAAGAAACCTCTACACTAATTAGTAGAGCTAGCAGTTATTAGCGACCTTCCGTAAGGAGGTCGCTATAGCTGTTTCAACCACGCCGCCGTAAGGGGCAATTAGAAAAAGGAGAATAAACTATGGCAATCATGCGACCAGAAACAAAACTAAACATCGACGATTTTTTCTTCAATCCTTTCATTGGGTACACTAAAGAACTTGCTCAAAAAACAATAAAGCAATCATACCCTAGATATAATCTCATTTCTACAGATAGTGGATATTTGCTAGAAATTTCTGCTATTGGTTTAGATAAGGAAGATATTGAAGTTAAGTTTAAGTCTGGTGTTCTAAGTATTAAATCAGATAAAAAAGAACCTAGAGATGGGGATTATATAGAAAAAGGAATTAGTGGTAAAGCTTTCGAACTATTATTCAATGTAGCTAGTTCTTTAAAAGTAAACGATATTAAGTTAGATAAAGGCATCCTAACCATAGAAATGGTAAAAGAGAAAGAGGATGAATATCTACTAGAGATAAAATAGGTGGAGACGCCTACTGGAGACTAGATGAATATAAGTAGATTGATCAAACAAATAATAATTGATGAAGGTATGAGATTGAGAGCATACAAAGATTCATTAGGTTATTTGACGGTAGGCGTTGGACATTTAATAAAAGATAGTGATGATGAAGACATACGCTCGCTCCAGGTTGGTGACAGAATCACCAAAGAGCGGGCGTATGATCTTTTAATGGGGGATCTCGCACAAGCTATTCAAGATGCTGTAATAGTTTTTTATAAAGAGTGGGAGACATTACCTCCAGAAGCACAAGAAGTATTTGTAAATATGATTTTTAATCTAGGTAGAAGTAGATTTATAAAATTTAAAAATACTATTAAAGCTGCATATGAACATGACTGGTTAAAAGTATCAGAAGAAATGCTAGATAGCAGATGGGCAAGACAAGTCGGTCCAAGGGCTAAGCGGCTTAGTTCTAAGATTAGAGCATTGGCTGAACAAGAGGATTAGATGGATATAAATTGGGATAGCGTTAAAAATGTAGTACAAGGAATCGCCCCCGTAATCGGTTCGGCTTTTGGCCCAGCTGGCACAGCCGCTGGAGCTCTCGTAGCTGCTGCCTTAGGCGTCGATAATTCGCCAGAACAGGTGCTAGAGGCAATTAAAACTGATCCAGACGCAGCGATTAAATTAAGAGCTTTAGAACTAGAACATAAGTATGACTTTGAGCGATTAGCTTACGCTAGTGAATTAGAGCATAGGAAAGTGGATACGGGAGATATTCAAGATGCTAGAAAAAGAGACACCACTATACATACAGCTGGTTATCACAACTACCGTGCTGACATCCTTGCTTTTATGGCTTTTGTTTGTTTGTGTGTCATGGTGTATATGATAAATGATAATCTTGCTCTCAAGCCTGAAGTTTTAGCTATTTTTAACATGGCTATAGGGGCTTTGCTAAAAATGATTGGAGATGTATTCGCTTTTGAATTTGGTTCATCGCGCGGCTCCAAAGAGAAAGATTTAAGTAAGTAGTTTTTACCTCGCGCCTATTAACTAATTCTAATTTTACCGAAAGTTACACGTTTGAGTAAGTAAATTTAATTCTTGACTTTATACCTCTTTTTTGTTATAATTGATTATAAAATTAATGATGGAGGAATTATGGCAGTAAAGAGAGTAAAACAAAAAGACCATGAGAATCTCACAGATGTAAATATTACTAGAGTAATAGAATTATTAGAAAGTACTCCTCCTATTACTAAAAAGACTGCTTGTGAAATTCTTAATATCTCTTACAACACTACTAGATTAAATAATATCATAGAAGGGTTTAAGGAGAGAAAAGCTACGCAGAAAAGGCTTAGAGACGCTAATAGAGGGAAACCTTTAACAGATGATGAGAAGTCTTCAATTATAGAATCTCATTTAAAAGGTGAAACCTTAATAGATATTTCTAGAAGTATTTATAGACCAGTAGCTTTAGTTAGAAGTGTTATTAATAACTTAGGAGTACCTAAACGAGTTAGTGGAGAAGAGCGCAGATATCCTTTATTTCTTCCTGATAGTTGTGTTGCAGAAGAGTTCCATCCAGGTCAAAAAGCTTGGTCTGCTGTTTACCATGCTCCTTGTGAAGTCTTAAAAGAAGTACCTGGTAAAAAGTATGAGGAAGAATATGGGTGTAAGTGTTACCAAATTTACGTAATTGAACCTTTAGATGATGCTTTAGATACCTTCCCTAATATTAAAGTTGGAGGTTTTAATGCTTACTCAACTGCTTATAATTTAGGATCTTTAGAGCATCTATTAGAATATGGAATTAAACTTGATTTTTAACATTATACTAGCGTACGTTTTGTTTTCCTTATCGGTCGGTATTACTAGTTATTTTACTATTTATAGACCAATTATTATTAAGGTAAGGGATGAGTATGGAATACATACGTCAGAGATGGAGTACCCATTCACAGCCGCATGTATTCTTATTTTATTATCAGCATTAACAGCTCCAGTAGTATTAAAAACCGCACTAACTGGACCAGATGAAGTAATGGAAGAAGCTATTATTGAAAAGCTATTGGAACGTGATGACTGAAAAAAGTTCTTGACTTTTTTGTGAATTTTTTGTATAATATATTAAATAACAATGAAGAAAGGGACTTGTTTTGGGCGAAAGATTTTATCTTAGTCAGTTAAATGCTACCGGAACTTGTCCTGGACTTAACTCTAACAAAAGGAGAAAAAGAGTGGCTTGGACAGATGAGAAACGTGAAACAGTATTGGCTATGTATGAGGATGCACAGCCAACCCCAGAAACTTCAGTAGAAATTGTACAAAGTATTGCTGAAGAGCTGGATGAAACTCCTAATGGAGTACGTATGGTACTCACTAAAGCTGGAGTTTATATTAAAAAAGCAGGTGGATCTTCAAGTAAAAAAGAAGGTGCTAAATCCACCCGTGTAAGTAAAGAGGATGCACAGAACGCATTGAAAGATGCTATTAGCGATGCTGGTCAAGAAGTGGATGAAGATATTATCACTAAACTTACTGGTAAGGCTGCTGTGTACTTGAAGGATGTAATTCAAGCTATTAATTCTTAATAAATGTAGCCCGAAGCTGTAAAAAGCCTAGGGCTATTCGTATTTCTCCGTTGGGAAGTGATGCAAAAGAGCTTTTGCTTAGCTTAAAAACAGGAGATTTATGAATAAAAAAGAATTAAGGTCAAAAGTTTTGGAGTGTGGGGACGCCGTCGTTACCTATAGGAGTGAAAATTCTAAAAAACTGAAATATAATGTATTAACTTTAGACTTTGATACGAAGTACGTACGTGCTAAGCGTAACAAATCAGTCGAGAGTCCTGATACATTACTATTCTTTTGCTGGGATACAGACTCATTTAGGCTAATTAAGCCTGCTAACGTCACAAGCGTAATTCCGCTTAGTGTAATACTAGGAAATTGATGTATGGAACTTTATGAAGCTCCTGAACTTTATGAAAAAATTGTTTATCAAGACGAAGCTAAAGAAAACCAAGTACGACTAGTAGTAAGCTCTTTTAAAGGTGTGGAGTACTTACACTTGCGAAGATACTACATGGATTTTGACGAAGAATGGCATCCCTCTAGTCAAGGAGTTGCGATGCCGATGGACTTAGACATTACTGTAGAACTATTTAAAGGTCTAGCAGAAATAATGTCTTTAGCAGAATCTAGAGAAACAATTGAAGAATATTTTGGCGATTTGATCAGAGATGTCTACTCTGAATAACCTTTTGTAATGAGGATTACATGGACGATTTAATTAAAGTCTTAGAATATGCTTGTCAACAGTACTACAACGAAGGAAAATCATTTTTAACAGATGATGAATACGATTCTTTAGCAGAGTCTATTAACTTCAAAACTGTTGGTGCTCCTGTACAGGATGGTATAGAGCATGTTTATAGAATGTACTCATTACAAAAGTTCTACCTAGGGGAGGATTCTACTCCCCCTTTCAATATCGGTATAGAAACAATCAAGCTTGATGGAGCCGCAATAGCTCTAACGTACTTTAATGGAAAATTAGTGCGTATATTAACACGTGGTGATGGTAAACGTGGTCAAGATATAAGCCATTTAATTGGAGGCTTCAAAAGTATTCCTAGTACAATAGATCAAGAAGGTATAATTCAAATTACTGGAGAAGTAGTTGCTCCTAAATCTATTGAAAATGCTAGAAATTATGCTGCTGGGGCTTTAAATCTTAAGAGCTTAACTGAGTTTAAACAAAGAGATTTAACTTTTGTAGCTTATGGAGTTTATCCATTTTTAAAGAAAACGTATATTTCTGATATGCGAACTTTGACAGATTTTGGATTTATTACTGTTTTAGAACATGAATTATCAGAGTTTCCTACGGATGGAGTAGTAGTAAGACTAAATACTAATTCAGAGTATATGAAAGCAGGTTTTACTAGTACACATCCTAAGGGCGCTTATGCTTTAAAAGAACGTAAAGAAGGAGTTATTACTACTTTAGAAGATGTTATTTGGCAAGTGGGTAAAAGTGGCGTAATTTCACCAGTAGGGCTTATAAAGCCAGTTAAGGTAGGTGACGCAACCGTATCTAAAGCTACTCTTCATAATATTAAATATATTAATGAGCTGGGACTCGAGATAGGATGTAAAGTGGAAGTAGTAAGAGCTGGAGATATTATACCTCGAATCACAAGACGTGTCGATTAACTTAATTAAGATACGAAAAAATAGTTCTTGACTTTTTAGCTAAAAACCACTATAATATAATAATAGAAAATGAAAAAAGGACTTATTAATGCAAAAAATAGTTCCCCCAACACACTGTCCATCATGTAATTCATTACTAGAATGGAAAAACGATATATTATACTGTGTTAATAAGTCCTGCAAAAGCAAATTGAGTAAAAAAGTAGAGCATTGGGCAAAGACACTAAAGATCAAAGGTCTTGGACCTGCTACAATTGAGAAATTGTATATTTCAAGTATACTTGATATTTATGACATACTTGATAGTTATGAGTATGTCGAAGTAGCTTTAGGGTCGGAAAAATTAGCTAGTAAACTTTTTACAGAAATAGAAAAATCTAAAAGAGCTCCACTTGAAATTGTCCTACCAGCTTTTGGGATTCCTTTAATTGGCAACTCAGCCACTCAAAAGCTCAGTTTAGTAATTGAAGAATTAGATGAATTAACTTTTAACAAAGCAAAAGAAGCAGGACTCGGCCCTAAAGCTACCGAAAATTTAATGACTTGGTTTGAGGATGACTACAAGACTATATATAGACAGTATCTACCTCTTTCTTTTAAGTTTACAAAAAAAGCAGTAAATACTTTACCAATAAAAGGTACAGTATGTATAACAGGAAAATTAAAATCTTTTAAAACTAAAGCAGAAGCTGAGAAGGTTTTAGAATCGTTAGGGTATAAAATTAAAAAATCTCTAACAAAAGACGTAACAATTTTGGTTAATGAGGGCGGAGTAGAATCCGCCAAAACAAAGAAAGCCAGAGAGTCTGGCATAGAAGTAGTAACTAACTTAAAAACATTGATAGGAGAATAATTATGGCAACACTTCCAAAGTGGACGGAAGAGCGTACAGCAGAACTAGTAGGACAAGTAACAGAAGGTGAAATGGTAACTCAGGCAGAAGTAGCAGAAATTGCAGCTAATCTTGAAACTTCAACTCGTTCAGTAGCTAGTAAATTGCGTAAAATGGGTTATGATGTTGAATTAGCATCAGCAGCAGCTAAGAGTAAGTCCTTTACTGATGAGCAAGAAGCAGCTCTTACAGATCTAGTAGAGAGTAATTCAGGTGAAATGACTTATGCAGAATTAGCAGCAGCATTTGAGGGCGGAGCTTTTAGCTCAAAGCAGATTCAAGGTAAAATTCTTTCAATGGAGCTTACTGGTCATGTAAAACCAACTCCAAAAAAAGAATCAGTTAAAACTTATACTGATGAGGAAGAAGCTATTTTTGCTAATATGGCAGCAGATGGTGCTTTCCTTGAAGAAATCGCAGATAAACTTGGTAAAGAACTAAATTCAGTTCGTGGTAAAGCTCTTAGCCTGATGCGTGCAGGCGATATTGCAAGTATTCCTAAGCAACGTGATGTAAAAGGTAAAGCAAAAAGTGATCCTTTGACTGAGCTTGGTGATGTAGCAGGGTACACAGTAGAGCAGTTAGCAGAGAAACTAGAGAAGACGGTTCGCGGCGTTAAAACTATGCTTACCCGTCGTGGTATTACAGTTGCAGACTATGATGGTGCAGCTCGTAAAGCCAAGACTGCGGCTGAATAATAAATAAGTAAAATTAGGTTGTAAGAGTTAATAAGCGAGGAACTTAGCTGTTCCTCGCTTATTTGTAGTTCTCATATACCATATATGGGATAGAAATTAGTATAGAAAAACAGTATTATACTAAGTTATTTAGTGGAGCCTCGTTTGAATATAACAGCCATATTATTAAAAAAAGTTATATTGGAGGCGGACTCTGAAATATGGGCACGTATAAGGAAACACTACCTACCTTCAGAATACCAAAGTATATATCTAGTAATAAACAATTATTTTGAAGACTACGGTACTTTGCCATCCTTTGATGCTTTAAAGTTATCAATACGTAGTGATTCTTTACTCAATAAAGTATACGCTCTCCAACTAGCTGAAGATGTAGATATAGATACTGAACAGCTACTTGAGTATTTAAAGAATGAATATACTCAAGAAGAAATAATGGATCAAATAGGTAAGTACTTGGATGATTCCATTATGATGGAGTCAGCGAAGGAAAACTTAGAAAACTTACATCAAATAATATTACACGTTGAAGATAGGGTAGAATTAAAAGATCCTCAAGAGGATATGGGTCAAATGGAATTATTTGACTCAGAAGAAGATCTGACCAATTCTCTATCATTAGGGCTAAACTCAGAGTATGATTCTAAAATAACTTTTAGCAGACGTGATTATATATTAATTGGTGGGAAACGAGGGGCTGGTAAGTCTCTAACTTGTTCAAATATTGCCGTGAACACATACGATGCAGGCAGATCAGCAATTTATTTTACTATTGAAATGTCAGCTAGAGCTATTCTACAGAGATCATGTGCAATCTCTACTGGAATCTCAGCTATGGATATAAAAAGAAGGAATCTTACTCATAAAGATTGGTCAAAACTAGCTAGATGGTGGTCTGGTAGGTTTATCGGTGGAGAAGATGCTTATAAAAAGTATTTGAAACATCAGGATTTTGATGAGCTCCATAAAGAGCTTACTAGACATTCGCTAAAACCAGAAAATCAATTAGATATAGTTTATGAACCTTCTATGTCATTAGCACATATTCGTAGTGAGCTTGACAAGAAAGTAGCTAAAATTAAGCCAGCAGTAATCTTAGTTGACTATGTAAACCAAGTAAAAAGAAGTAGTTTTGGGGGTGGTCAATATGACTGGGCTGAACAAATTGAAGTTTCAAAGGCGCTAAAGAGTATGGCTATGGAGTATGAAGTCCCTGTAATCTCTCCATACCAAATAGACTCTTCCGGGGAAGCTAGATTTGCGAAAGGGTTATTAGATTCTGCTGATGCGGCATTCACTTTAAATCCTTGGAATAAGGATGATAAGTGTATGACGTTTGAGTGTGTTAAAATGCGAGATGCAAACGAAATGTCCTTCACATCAGAAGTAATTTGGGAATCATTAAAAATCGGACCTAATTCGGCTCTTAGCCCAGATGAAAAAGCGGCGCAAGCTGAGGTTAGTGGAGAGGATGCACAAGATCTATGAGCATAATAAAAGATTTAAAGAAAGATATACAAGTACTACAAGCTAAGATTGAAGAAATTCAGGAAGGCTGTTGTCACCCTGAAGCAGCCGTTATTAGAATAGTGAAAGCTGATACTGATAACTGGTGTAAATCGGATAAAAGATATTGGTATTCTTGTGAATGTAAATTATGTGAAAAGAGATGGACTGAACCACAATGACAGTATTAGAATTACTCGAAAAGAAAAAGATTGCTTTCAAACCTTCTGGACAGGACTATGTTGTTAGTTGTTTCAATCCAGAACATGATGATAGTAATCCTAGCATGAGGATAGATAAACTATTAGGTATATTTAGATGTCCGTCTTGCGGTTTTAAGGGTAATATCTTTTATTATTTTGGGGAAAAGATAGATAAGCTCAGTACTAATAGAGAATTGGTTCGCAGAAAGCTAGACTCTATTAGAGCACAATCTATTGGTTTAAAAATCCCAGTCGATTCGGTGCCATTAAGTGCAGATTACAGGGTTTCGTTGAACACACTTAATAAGTTTGAGGCATTTAGAACCTCAAATCCAGACCTACAAGGCAGGATAGTCTTCCCTATAAAAGATTTAAAAGGGAAGATTACCTGCTTTATAGGTCGATCAGAAGATCCATTCGACAAACTTAGATATAAAATTTTTCCATCAGGTAGGGTTATACCCTTATTTCCACTACATACTGTAGAACCACTTCAAGGAAGAGTATTAATAGTAGAAGGTATATTTGATATGCTGAATCTCTATGATAAAGGATATCGAAATGTTCTATGCGTATTAGGGGCTAATAATATTAACACTGATAACTTTAATTTATTAAAGATAATTGGAGTACATGGTATAGATCTTTTATTTGATGCTGACGATGCAGGGCAAGAAGCTGCTTTAAAAACAAAAAGTGAATTAGAGGATTTAGGCTTTCATGTAAGAAATATAAACCTTAAATCTGGAGACCCAGGAGATATGAGCGAAGCTCATGCTTCTAATTTGATGAAAAAATTGTATAGCTAAGGATAGATAATGACTAAAGTTGCTATTATAGAAGCCAAGCCTAGTAAAAATAATTATACAGCACTATTTAACAATGCATTTGACTTTGATTTATATCAGTTATGTTCTAATCCTGATTTGAAAAAAGTATTAAAGAGAGATGTAGATATTGATGTTAATGTTGAAAAATATGAGTGGGTAATTTTAATTGGTTCTGAGCCATTAAAGTTTTACACTTCTTATACCTCTATAACATCATATACTGGAGTATTACTAGATAATAAGTTTCTTCCAGTTATTAATCCAGCCATGATTAGATTTAAGCCAGAAGCAGAGAAGCCTTGGATTAAATCTAGAGATAAAATTATTTCTTATATTACTGGTAATGTTAATGAGTGCTTATTAGATGAATCTAAATTTGTTGGTATAGAGGACGTAGAAGAAGCAAAAGATTATATTAAGAAAGCTATTAATAGTAGTAATCCTTTTATAGCTCTTGACTCTGAAACTTCAGGATTTTATCCAAGAGACGGTTATATGATGGGAATGTCAGTAACTTATGCGGAGAACTCAGGTGCTTATATTAATACTGATATTATTGATGAAGACCTAGAGCAGTTACTACAAGAACTATTTATGCTAAAAACTGTAGTATTTCATAATGCTAAGTTTGATTTATCCTTTTTTGAGTTTCATTTTAACTTTGAATTTCCAGATTTTGAAGATACAATGTTATTACATTATGTTCTAGACGAAACCCCTGGAACACACGGATTGAAAGATTTAGCTTTAAAGTATACAATTTATGGCGATTATGATGCCGAATTAGATGCTTGGAAGCGTGAATACTGTAAAAAACATAAAGTATTATTAAGGGACTTCACATATGATCTCATTCCATTTGATATTATTAAAACTTATGCCGCTAAAGATACTGGTGTTACTTTTGCTCTTTATAATAAGTTTAAGCCTTTAGTTGAAAAGAATAAGAAACTAAAGAGAGTTTATGATACTATCCTTATTCCTGGTACAAGATTTTTAACAGATGTTCAAGATAATGGAGTTCCTTTTAATAAAGCTAGGATTCAGTTTGGGCAGGAAGTAATGTCTAATAGAATTGATGAAGCTGTAAAAGAGCTTAGAGAGTTTAAAGAAGTTGCAGCTCTTGAAATGGCTCAAGGAAGCCCATTCAACCCGAACAGTACCGTTCAATTACGAAAACTTCTCTTTGATTATGTAGGGCTAAAACCTACTGGTAAACTAACAGGTACAGGTGCGCACTCCACTGATGCTGAAGTGTTAAAGACTCTTGGTGAACTACACCCACTACCTAAGCATATATTGGAGATTAGAAAAAGTGGAAAAATTAAAAATACTTATCTTGACAAAATTCTACCACAACTTGATCGTGATTCTAGGCTGCGTACTGGTTTTAGCTTACATACTACTACGTCAGGCAGATTATCCTCAAGCGGGAAGCTCAATATGCAACAATTACCAAGAGACAATCCCGCCGTCAAAGGTTGTATTAAAGCTAGAGAAGGGTACAAAATAGTAAGTATGGACTTAACGACTGCGGAAGTTTACTGTGCAGCCGTCCTAGCTGATGATTTAGAATTACAGGAAATATTTAGAAGTGGCGGGAACTTTCACTCCTCAATCGCTAAAAAAGTGTTTGATTTAGACTGCTTAGTAGAAGAAGTTGAATTATTGCATAAAGCTGATAGACAAGCTGCAAAAGCCGTTACTTTCGGTATTATGTATGGAGCTGGAGCTTCTAAAATATCTGAACAAGTGACAAAAGACGGCGGTAATATGAGTGTTAGACAAGCTAAAGCAGTTATTGATGATTATTTTGGATCATTTTGGAAACTTAAAGAATGGATTGATGAAACTAAAGCATTTATTGAGAAGAACGCTTATGTTTATTCTCCATTTGGAAGAAAACGCAGATTACCGAATGTTAGATCTGATAATAAAGGAATTAGAGGTCATGAAGTAAGGTCTGGACTTAATTTTATTGTTCAATCCGTAAGTTCAGATATTAACTTATTAGGGGCTATTGACATGCACAACTATATTCTGACTTCGAATATGGATGCAAAAATATTCGCTCTAGTACATGACTCAGTTTTGGCAGAAGTGAAAGAATCTGAGGTGGAAGAATACTGTCAAAAGTTACAACAGTTTATCCAAACAGATAGAGGGGTTAGTATCCCTGGATGTCCAGTAGGTTGTGACTTTGAGATAGGTGATGATTATTCTTTCGGAAAGTTCGATGACATATATGGAGACTTATTTACAGATAGCAAGTATTACCTATAAGCAATTTAATAAGATAAACTTTCCTATATTCCCATTAGATACTTCAGATATCTACTCAGAAGATGGATTAGTTATTAGTAATCAAACTGAGCTAGTTATTGATGACTTAAATCAGTTAGGGTTAACTTTAGGGTTGCGTAGATTAGCTACCCCACATGAGCTACACCCTTTAAAGAGATATTGTGGCGATGCTATAGATTTCTTTCATACTAATGCTAAGATGTATATAGACAACTATGGCTTTATGTTTATGTACGAAAGGACTGAATTTACTGAAGTAAAATTCTACAAAATTCTAAAAGTTATTGATAGGGACACATTATCTCTATTAAAAGTAGAAAGCATACCATTTCTAGTTCCAGTAGCTAGACCTACAAATAAAAAGTGGGTAGGTATGTTATTCTTAAAAGGGCATCCTTGGTTGCCTTATGAATACAGCGATATTCGCTGTAAGAATTTAAAAAGGAAGATTTAATGGCTAAAAAGAAAAAGAAAGCCTCTTATTATGAATTGGATTTAAATGAAATCGAACCTTTAACTCCTAACCAAGAAAAAGCATTTATAAGTAATAAAAATTTAGTTTTACATGGAAGCGCAGGCTCAGGAAAAACTTTTATTAGTTGCTATTTAGCTTTTAAAGATATTTCTGATAGAAAGCAAAGTTCTTTAACTATAGTTAGGAGTGCAGTACCTTCAAGAGATATTGGATTTCTTCCAGGAACTGATAAAGAGAAAACTAGAGTGTATGAAGAACCTTATTATGCGATTTGTTCAGAATTATTCCAAAGAGGGGATGCTTATGAGGTATTAAAGAGTAAAGGTATAATAAACTTTTTAACAACTTCATATCTTAGAGGGCTTACAGTATCTGATTCTATTATAATTATAGAAGAGTGTCAAAATTACAGCTTTTCAGAGCTAGATACTATAATGACTAGAATCGGGGAAGACTGCCGAGTAATCTTTAGTGGAGACTTTAAACAGTCTGATTTAAAAGTTAATGGTTTAAAAAAGTTTTTTGGGTATTTACAGCAAATGCCAAATGACTTTGAATTTATTGAGTTTACTTCTGATGATATTGTTAGAAGTGGCTTAGTTAAGAGATACTTACAAACAGTAGAACGAGTAGGAGGCTAGATGCCAAAAGCAGTACTCTCTAATAGAATTTTTATGGAAGCGGACAAGCCTCTTATTGATAAGATTAGAAAAGAATTAACATATACAATTCCTAACCCTAATCCTCAAGGTCTGCCTATTACTATACGAAATATGGGTGTCTTTAAAAAAGGAATTATTACTATGCCTATAGGTAGGCTGGACTTAATACCTAAAGGTTATGAAATAGTTGATAAGCGAGTACTGCAACCTGCGGAGTTTCCCGAGTTCAACGGGGAGCTCCGCCCTTCGCAACAAAAAATCTATGATGAAATCGAAGATAATTCAATGATTAATGCTTGGGTTTCGTTTGGAAAAACATTTACCGCTCTAGCAATCGCTGGAAAATTCAAACAAAAAACTCTAGTAGTAACTCATACTATACAATTAAGGGAACAATGGGTTCGAGAAATAGAAAAAGTATATGGATTTACTCCAGGAGTCATAGGCTCTGGTAGATTTGAAACCAATACTCCTATAGTGGTAGGTAATATTCAAACCCTATATAAAGTTATAGGAAAAATACAAAAAACCTTTGGATTAGTCATTCTAGACGAATTCCACCATATCAGTGCTGCCTCTTTTTCTAGAGTTATAGATAAGTGTGCAGCTAGATATAAAATTGGACTATCTGGTACAATGGCTAGAAAAGATGGTAAACACGTAGTTTTTAGGGATTATTTTGGTAATAATGTAATTAAGCCTCCTGCTGAAAACTATATGGAACCAGAAATTCATATCTACAATACTAATTTCAAACTACCCCATAGTTACGTCTGGGCAAACAGAGTTACAGCTTTAGCTGAGAATGAGTCTTACCAAAAAGTAGTATCTGCTATAGCTGCTAAATATGTTGGGCTTGGACATAGTGTTTTACTCGTATCAGATAGAGTTAAGTTTTTACAGAGCTGCGCCGACCTGATTGGTGAAACAGCAATATGTATTACAGGTGAGGTTACTGATAGAGAAGAGCTAATGAAACTGATAGAGCGTAAAGAGAAAAAAGTACTTTGTGGTACTCAAAGTATGTTTAGTGAGGGAATCTCTATCAATTCTCTATCTTGTTTAATACTAGGGACTCCTCTTAATAACGATCCTTTATTGACTCAATTAATAGGTAGAGTTATTCGTGAGCAAGAAGGAAAATTACAACCTATTGTTGTTGATATAAATTTAAAAAGTGAAACTGCTAAGAGACAAGCAGCTCAACGTGCAGGTTTATACTTACAACAAGGATGGAAGATTAAAAGGATATAAATGAACGTACTAAGTTTATTTGACGGTATATCAGTAGCAAAACAAGCTCTTAATGATCTTAATATTAAGCATGAATATATAGCATCAGAAATCGATAAGTATGCTATTGGAATGTCTAAAAATAATCATCCAGATATTGTGAGACTAGATGATGTTAGAGATATATCTAGTGCTGATTTTGATGGGTTATATGATATAAATTTGCTAATTGGAGGTAGTCCTTGTCAAGGATTTTCCCTGCAAGGTCTTCAAAAAGGTTTAAAAGATGAAAGATCAGGATTAGTATCAGAATTTATTAGGTTAAAAAATGAATTGAATCCAGAGTTCTTCCTTCTTGAGAATACTAGAATGAAGAAAGACTGTAGAGATTTTATATCTAAAGCATTAGGGACAGAGCCTATTGAAATAAATTCTTTAGATTTTACAAGTCAATCTAGAAATAGACTGTACTGGACTAATATACCTATAGATAAACATGAGCCTATGCCAATAGATACTAGTTGGATAGAGGATGGAGTTCCTGGTACTACACGTAAAGGGCCGCCTCGTAGAGTAGTGTTTATGCCACATTTTGGATGCTTAACAGCTTCTTACTATAAAGGTATAAGAGCTGACGGTAGACCTCTTATTACTACAGTAGAGGGTGAATTTGATGAGATAAGAGATGAAGTACGCATGCTAACTCCTGAGGAATGTGAATATCTACAAGGGCTTCCTGTTGGTTATACCGAAGGATTCTCAAAAACTCAACGATATAAAGCATTGGGGAATGCATTTACATTACCTGTAATAAAACATCTATTAAAGAATTTAGCTAGATAAAAAATATTTCTTGACATTTTTATCTAAATTATAGTATAATTATATTTGAAAGTTGGAAATTTTTAAAATGTTGCTTTTTAATTGGAAAAAAGTAGTTAGAGAAAGCCGCCATTCTAATGCGGAATTATTAAAGATAATGAGCTACTTGACTTTCAAGCCAACGATCTACTCTATTAATGATCCTTATTTTAAATATACAGAGATTGATTGGAGTGGGGGCAACTTTTTAATAAATCCAAAACCTCTTTTTATCAATAGAAAGAGGTTCCCTGATAAGCAAATAGTAGAGTATATAGGACTTGCTAGTTTAAGAAATTACTCAGAATATGTAGCTTTAGGGGAAACTACGCTAGATCTTATTATCTGTCCAGATAGAGAGGATCTCATTAACAATAACAGACTTCTTCAACTAAAGAATGGAAAGATTTACTTTCTATACGAAGAAGCCCATTAAGGAGAAAAATTATGGCATTAAATTTCAATGAGGCAAGAGGTTCAGCAAAAAAATCAGCAGTAGATCAGTATCAGTATAAAATGGGCGATAACTCAGTCCGTATCTTTGGAGGGCTTCTTCCTAGATATATTTATTGGGTTGCTGGATTTAATGATAAGAATATCCCATTTGAGTGTCTTTCATTTAATCGTGAAGCAGAAATGTTTGACAATAAAGAGAAAGACTGGGTAAAGCATTACTTCCCAGACTTAAAATGTGGATGGGCTTATTCAGTAATGTGTATTGATCCTACTGATGGTAAAGTTAAAGTACTTAACTTAAAGAAAAAGTTGATGGAACAGATTATGGTTGCCGCTGAAGATCTTGGCGACCCTACTGATCCAGAAACTGGATACACTTTACATTTTAAACGTGTAAAAAATGGGCCTATGACCTATAATGTTGAATATCAATTTCAACCTTTGAAATGTAAACCTACCCCATTAACTGACGAGGAAAAAGAACTTATCGAGAAAGCTCCTCCAATTGATGAGATTCTACCACGTCCTACCCCTGACCAGCAAAAAGAGGCGTTGGAGCGTATCATTAGTAAAAATAATGAAGGCGCTGATGAAGCTGATTCAGAAGTCGAAGATGAGTTTGATATAGACGAATGATATTATTTACCGCAGATTATCACATAAAACTAGGGCAGAAGAATGTTCCAAGGGAATGGGCGATATCTCGGTATAGAAGTTTGTTTGAACAGATTCACGCTTTACAAGATCAAATAAGTCTCCACATTATTGGTGGGGACTTATTTGACCGTACACCTACAATGGAAGAGTTGGAGCTTTATTTCGAGTTTATAAGCGGAATAAATGTGGAGACCATTATTTATGATGGCAACCACTGTGCTACTAGAAAAGGTAAAACTTTTCTTAGTGCATTAGCTTCAGCTACTTCCATTATTAATCCTTTAGTTAGTATAATTACAGAAGTAACAGAGTATGATTTTGGTACTATAGTTCCTTACTGTAAATTGCACACTAAAGGAGTATTTGAAGGTTTGAATACTGATAAACCTTTATATACCCATGTGAGAGGGGAGATACCTCCACACGTAAAGCCTGAAATTAAATTAGAGCTTCTAGACCCGTTTCGCATCGTATTCGCTGGAGACCTACATTCTCATTCTAACACTCAACGAAATATTGTATATCCTGGATCTCCAGTAACTACTAGTTTTCATAGAGAAGTAGTAGATACTGGCTATTTATTAATAAATACTGCCGATTATTCTTGGGAGTGGGACTATTTTGAAGTACCACAATTAATAAGAAAGACGGTAACCGATCCTGCTGATATGCTATCTACAGATTATCACCATACTATTTATGAATTAGAAGGTGATTTAGTAGACTTGGCAGAAGTAAAAAACTCTGATTTACTAGATAAGAAAGTAGTAAAACGAAGTGCTGAAACGAGTCTGATGTTAGACAAATCAATGTCTATTACTGAAGAGCTTTCAGAGTACCTTTTATATATATTAGAGCTTCCAGAAAATAGAGTAAGCGACATTGTGGGGACATTCCGTGATTATATTAAAAACGCTTAAATGGTCAAATTGTTTTAGCTATGGGGAAGATAATGAAATTGATCTAGCTTCTAACAATTTGACTCAGATTTTAGGACAGAATGGGGCAGGAAAAAGCTCTATTCCATTAATTTTAGAGGAAGTTCTGTTTAATAAAAACTCTAAAGGCGTGAAAAAAGCAGATATTCCTAATAGATCTTTAGATGGTACATACTCAATAGAGCTATCTTTTAGTAAAGATAGTGATGAGTATAAAATAAAATTGACTAGAAAGAAAACATTAAAAATATCTCTCTTTAAAAATGAAGAGGATATATCTAGTCATACAGCTACTAATACTTTCAAGACTATTGAAGAGATTATTGGGGCTGATTTTAAAACCTTATCACAGTTAATCTACCAAAGTACGACTAGTAGTTTACAATTTCTAACTGCTACCGATGCTACTCGTAAAAAATTCCTAATAGATTTATTAAATCTTTACAAATACACTGAATATTTTGAAACATTTAAGGAGCAATTAAAAGAATACTCATTAATAATAAATGGATTAGAAACAAAGATTTCTACGATTGAATCGTGGTTATTAAAAAACGATCTAAGCCATATGAAAGTATTAACTCCATTAAATTTAGAAATTAATACGGAAAAAGATGAGGAAGAATTAGGTTCTTTACAAGTAGAATTTAAAAATATTTCGGAAACAAATAAAAAAATTTCAAAAAATAATAATTATAAAGCTAGACTAAAAGAGATAGCTATCGATGAAGTCTCTCCTATTAAAGTTACGGAAAAGGTTTCCACAGACGATCTATCGACTAGAGTAGGAGCTTTAACTACTGAAAAGACTAGCATTAAGACTCAGTTGAATAAGATTGAAAAGCTAGGGGATAAATGTCCGACCTGCAAACAACCTATAGATGCTGATTTTAAACAATCTTTAGTAGGTAAAGGGTTAAAAAAGATAGAAATTTTAGAAGAAGAATTATCCGATCTTAATGACAAAATTAAAAACATAAAAGAGGATAATAAATTATTTGATAAAAAGAGAAAAGTAGAGCAAGAATTTAGAAACTTATTATCATCTATTGATGAAACTCTTCCAGAAAAACCTATCCACCCAGACACTTTAAAGGCTAGAATTGAAGAAGTATCTAATAGGTTAGAGGATAAACGTACAGAGATTACAAGAATTACAAATGAAAATTTAAGAATAGAGCGCAACAACACTAAAATTGCACTTATCAAGGAACAAACTGAGGAGATGCAAGAGCAATTAGTAGAATTATCTGCTGATTTAAAAGCAGCTCAAAAAGTAAATACTAATTTAGAAGTATTGAAAAAAGCATTTTCTACTAATGGTTTGTTAGCTTATAAAATAGAAAACTTAGTAAAAGAACTAGAGATTATAGTAAATGAGTATCTAACAGAATTATCTGGAGGGAGATTCACACTAGAATTTGTAGTAGTTAAGGATAAATTAAATGTTCATGTTACTGATAATGGGGTTTCTGTGGATATTCTTTCTTTGTCTAGCGGTGAATTAGCTAGGGTTAATACTGCTACACTTCTTGCTATAAGAAAACTAATGAATAGCATATCAAAATCTCAAATAAATGTGCTATTTCTTGACGAAATAATCAATGTCCTCGATGATCAAGGTAAGGAGAAACTAGTAGATGTACTTGTTAAAGAAGATAAATTGAATATTTATCTTGTATCTCATAACTGGACTCATCCATTATTAGCTAAACTTACTATCCTCCAGGACAAAGGTATAAGTAGGGTAGAAGATGGCGATTAATAGTAGAACAAAAGGACAGCGTGGGGAATATCAAGTAAGGGACTTATTTAGAAAGTATACTGGAGAAGAGTGGGAACGCACTCCTCAATCTGGGGCTTTAAGTTATTTAAAAACAGATATATATGTTCCAAACTGCGATAATACTCACGCTATTGAAGTAAAAAATTATGAAGAACCGATATTGGATATTAAGATATTTACTAATAAAAGTTCTCACTTTAAAGTATTCTGGGAAAAAGTCTGTGAACAGGCAGCAGAAAGAGACCAAGAACCTCTTTTAGCATTTAAACATAGTAGATCTAAGTGGTACTTAGCTACTAGAAATAAACCTGAATTTGTAGAGGAATATATTCATATTAATTGGTTAGGTTGTTACGTTATGCTATTAGAACCTTGGCTAGCGGAGGAAACTGACTTCATAAAATGGAGTAGATAGTGCAAATACCGATCGTAATAGATCATTGCTTCGAGGATGTAATTGGTAGAATGTATGATATAGAAGGCAAACTGTATATTGAATTCAATGAATATATGCCTGAATCTGAAGTTTATTCTATAATCAATTGTGGAGCAATTTACTTAGACGCCTATACGGATAGTAATGGTAATGAGCTTATTAAAGCATTAGAAGTGGTAGAACTATCATTATCTAGATAAGGATATTTATGTCAAGAAGTTTTGTTAAACAAAAAGATCAAAGAACAGTACTGCTAGTTGATGCTTTAAACCTAGCTTTTAGATGGAAACACTCTGGGGCTAAAGAATTTGCTCAAGATTATGCAAAAACGGTCAGATCTTTAGCAAATTCTTATAATTGTGGTAAAGTTATTATTGCTGCTGATTATGGCAGCTCTGTTTGGAGAAAAAATATATTTCCTGAGTACAAGGGTAATAGAGAAGAATTAAGAGCTAACCAAACAGAGAAAGAAGCTCAGGATTTTCAAGATTTCATAGAAGAGTATGAACGTACTATGTTAGAACTTGAAACTATAGAAGGGTGGCCTGTATTAAGATATAAAGGTATAGAAGCTGATGATATTGCAGCTTATATCTGTAAATATAGAGTTAATTTAGGTATTGAGAATATATGGCTAATATCTACTGACCGTGACTGGGACTTATTACTTACTGATAATATTCATAGATTCTCATATATCAATAGAAAGGAAACTACTATTGATAACTGGAAGGATAGATATTTATTCGCTCCCGAAGAGTATATAACTTTTAAGTGTCTAACCGGCGACAAGGGGGACAACATCCCTGGCATAGCAGGAATCGGTCCAGTTCGCGCAACTAAAGTAATGGACGAGTATGGAGATGTTTTTGATATCTATGACGCTATTCCAATTGCAGGAAAAGCAAAATTTATTCAAAATTTAAACGATAACGCTGAACAATTATTAACTAATCTAGAGCTTATGGATCTACTTACTTACTGCGATGAGGTTCTGGAAGAGCACATAGAGAGTATAAACTCTACTGTTACGGAGTATATGAATGGCTAAAATGATGGACTTATCGAATGATGGTATAGTAGTTTCTAATGATTATCTTAATAATATTAAGATAGTGACAGATGTAGTTGGTCAGTTTAAAAAAGCTCATCCAGCGGATGCAGGATATGATATTCTTGCAAATTCAGCAGGATCTGTAATGCCTTTAAGTTCACAACTTATATCTACAGGATTACAAGTAGCAATTCCACGAGGTTATGTAGGAATTATAAAAGCTAGAAGCGGCTTGTCTGTAAAACACGGACTTGATGTAGGAGCAGGAGTAGTAGACTCTGGATATACTGGGGAAGTTAAAGTACTTCTACGAAATACTACAGATAAATGGTTTGATTATTATGTAGGAACTAAAATTGCTCAAATGGTTATAATTCCGATTTGTCCTTTTAACGTTTATAAAGTAGATAATTTAGAAGAAACTCCACGAGGAGACAATGGGTTTAATTCAACGGGGTATCATTAATGGGATATTTATTACTAGGAGTAGCGATGTTTGTATTAGGTATTTTGTTTTGCCCTATCCTTATCTTTTTAAGAGCTAGGAAGGACGATGCATGGGATGATTCTAATATGACTAATATTATTAGAGTGTTTGCCCACTTGGCTACCCACCCAGGAGACTTCGGAAAGATGCAGTATGAAGACGGGTTTAAGCCCTTTTGGTATTTAAATAAAGATGAGTTTTCTGATGTAGTGAAGACAAGACCTAAGGATTAACAGATGGATATTAGTCAAAAGATATTAAGCGATATTACAATTTTTAATAAATACGCTAAATTTAAAGAAGATTTACAAAGAAGAGAAACATGGGCTGAGATATGTGATAGAAATATGAATATGCATATCAAACGCTATCCTGAGCTTGAGCAAGAGATCAGAGAAGTATACCCAATGGTAGTAGAAAAGAAAGTGCTACCTAGTATGCGTTCTATGCAGTTTGGGGGAGCCCCTATTGAACTTGCTAATAATAGAATGTATAATTGTGCCTATTGCTCTATTAGTTCTATAGACGCTTTTTGGGAAGCTATGTTTCTACTATTAGGTGGGACAGGGTTTGGCTATAGTGTTCAGCTTCATCATATAAAAAAGCTACCTACAATTAAAGGCCCCTTAAAGCGTCCTAGAAAGTTCTTAATCGGAGACTCCATTGAAGGATGGGCAGATGCTATTAAGGTATTGATAAAAGCTTATTTTCACGGCAAAAGTACACCAGTTTTTGATTATAGAGATATTCGTGAAAAAGGTGCGCCCCTTATTACATCTGGCGGAAAAGCTCCTGGCCCTGATCCTTTAAGGATTTGTCTTGAGCAAATTCGCGCAGTTCTTAATAATGCAGTTGGGCGAAAACTTAAATCAATTGAAGCACATGATATTATGTGTTATATTGCCGATTCTGTATTATCTGGTGGAATCCGAAGAGCAGCCCTTAGTGCATTATTCAGTAAAGACGACTTAGATATGATGTCTGCTAAAGCTGGGAATTGGTGGGAGTTACATCCTCAGCGTGGTAGAGCTAATAACAGTGTAGTACTTCATAGGTATGAAACTACAAAAGAAGAGTTCTTTAAACTTTGGAAGATGGTAGAACTTAATGGTACAGGAGAGCCTGGAATCTTCTGGACTAATGATTATGATATGGGAACTAATCCTTGCTTTGAAATAGCTTTAAGGGATTGTGGATTCTGTAATCTTTCAGAGGAAAATGTATCTAATGTAGAAGATCAGGCTGACTTAAATGCAAGATCAAAAGCCGCAGCTTTTTTAGGAACACTACAAGCTGGATATACTGATTTTCATTATTTACGACCAGAATGGCAAGATAATGCGGAAGAAGAGGCATTAATTGGTGTCGGAATGACTGGAATTGCTTCTAATAAAATTTGTAGTCTCGATCTAGAAGAAGCTGCAAACGTAGTAGTAGAAGAAAATAAACGAGTAGCAAACCTAATTGGAATTAATTCTGCAGCTAGAACTACTACGGTTAAACCTTCTGGTACTTCTTCTTTAACGGTAGGCTCTTCTAGTGGAGTTCATGCTTGGCATAATGACTATTACATTCGTCGTATGCGTATTGGTAAGAATGAAGCCATGTATCATTATTTGTTAGATAAATTTCCAATGCTTATTGAAGATTGTGTATTTAAACCACACTTAGAAGCTGTAGCCTCTTTCCCTCAAAGAGCTCCAGAAGGTGCTATATTAAGAACTGAAAGCTACTTAGAATTACTTGAGAGAGTGAAAAAGTTAAATATAGAATGGATCGGAAAAGGGCATGTGAGTGGTGTTAATAAACACAACGTAAGCTGTACTATTAGTTTAAAACATAATGAATGGGATGCCTGTGGTAAATGGATGTGGCATAATAAAGATCACTATACGGGAATTGCGGTACTTCCCCACGATGGTGGGACATATCCGCAAGCTCCTTTTGAGGACTGTTCGAGAGAAAAATATGAAGAGTTACTAGGGTATCTAAAAGAGATTGATCTCACTGAAATTAGGGAGATTGATGATAATACGGACTTGAAAGACCAAGTAGCTTGTGCTGGCGGTCTTTGCGAATTGTAGCAAAAAGCCCTTA